AGTTTCTCAGTGATCGTTGATTTAGTTTATGTAATCAATCATTACCAATTTCAGGTAAAGGAATAGATAAGAATGCCTACCTATTTGTCGCCAGGTGTCTACGTTGAAGAAGTTGCTTCTGGACTGGCTCCCATTGCAGGAGTTGGAACAAGCACAGCGGGGTTTATTGGAATTATTTCACTTGCCTCTTTATCTCCTGTTGCATCGACTAAAACAAAGTCGAAGAAAGATCCTATTGGTGATGAGCTAGTACCCACTCCACCACCAACAGTTGAGCCAAATCCTCTTGCGAAAAAAGGCGACTTTATTATTGGAGATGACCAATATTCAGTTGTACTGCAAGACCAAAAGAAGGCTGAAGATGCTGTCATACTTGCCACATCCATCAAGGTGGGTGAAGTCCAGCTTTGTACAAACTTCAGTGAATTCAAGAAGTATTTTGGAGATTTCTCTACTGATCCTGAACAAAATATCCTTGCCCATGCAGTTTATGGCTTTTTTAGAAATGGTGGAACTCGCTGTTTTGTTACTTGGGTCAAAGCCGAAAAAGATATTGATGTTGCCTTAGATCGATTTGAAGCAATTGACGAAATTGCGATCGTTGCAGCTCCGGGGGTAACGGAAAAATCGACACTTGGTAAAATTGACATTCACTGTCGTCTATTAGGCGATCGCTTTGCCATTTTAGACACAGGAGAAGACATTGAAGTAGATCAGGAGAAACTCGAACCAGGCGGATCAAAATCTACAATATTAGGTAACTCTGACTACGCAGCAGTATACTTCCCTTGGATTCAAGTCTTTGATCCCATCACCAATGCTCCCAAATTCGTCCCACCTAGTGGTTATATCGCTGGAGTTTATGCCCGCGTCGATAATCATCGTGGAGTCCACAAGGCTCCTGCTAATGAGCCTATATTGGGTGCAGTGGGCTTGAAGCAAGAAATTAGCAAGATTAAACAAGAACCCCTCAACCAAATGGGGATTAACTGCATCCGCAATCTTAATGGGAACATTCGGATTTGGGGAGCAAGAACCTTAGGAGCAGGCAAAGACAATCCCGACTTTAAATACATCAATATTCGGAGACAGTTCAACTATATCCGTGAATCAATTGATGAAGGGACACAATGGACAGTCTTTGAACCCAATACCCCAGAGCTTTGGGCGAGAATTCGTCGCAATATTTCTGCATTTTTAACCAATGAATGGCGTAAAGGCGCTTTATTTGGGACAACTCCCCAAGAAGCATTCTTTGTTAAATGTGATGCTGAAACCAACCCGATTGATGTGCGGAAATTGGGACAGGTGGTGACAGAAATTGGCGTTGCGGTGATTGAACCTGCTGAATTTGTGATTTTCCGTATTACACAAATCGTGACAGAAGATAAAGCTTAAGGATAAACAAAACGCCCACAATTATCACGGGAAAAATTGTCTAGTGAGTCTCTTTAATTCTCCTTATCCAACATTAACTGCACCGGGAGTCATCCTTCAGGATATTGCCTTAATTCCGAGAGATGGCTTAATAACTGGTGTCCCAGTATTTTTGGGAGTTACTCAATCTCAAGACAATCAACCGCTTGAATTGCTTTCAATCCCCAAAATGCTCACTCTTTGGCCGCAGTTCTTACAGCAATTTGCAGACTATCCAGTGAGTGACTATTTAACCCATGCGGTACGGGGCTTTTTTGAAAATGGGGGGCGTTTATGTTATGTCCTACTGCTGCCAAATGTTTCCCAATACGATACTTCTTTTACTTTGTCAATGGATACCCTTGGTCAGGGATTACAAACCATTGAAGCTCTGAATACTATTGATCTCATTTGTGTGCCTGACATCATGCAATTGACTTCAATCCGCGAGATCATGCAGTTACAAGCCTTAGTGCTTGAACACTGCGATCGCATGGGCGATCGTTTTGCCATTCTCGATAGCCTTAACACCGCTAATCTTGAGGAAATCAATCAACAGCGACAACAGCTCATTGGCAACAATGGCGCAATTTACGGGTCTTGGATTATGGTTGAAACAGTTTCCTATCCTATTCCACCCTGTGGACATATCGCTGGGATTTATGCCCAAAATGATCGAGAAAGTGGTGTGCATCGCGCTCCAGCCAACTATGTAATCAAAGGTGTTCTAGACATTAGTCTTGCCTTATCGGCTTCAGATTGGCAACGTCTTAATATCGAGCATGGTGCTGGCGTGAACTGGATTCATAGTTTTAAGAGTAGAGGTATTCGTGTTTGGGGAGCGAGAACTGTTAGTCAGGTTCCAGGCTGGCAATACGTGAATGTTCGCCGTTTAATTATTACTGTTTTACGGTGGGCTGAACATAATCTGATGGGAATTGTTTTTGAACCCAATGACACAACATTATGGACTCGTATTGCACGAGAACTGACTGTTTATTGTGAATTCCTTTGGCAGAAAGGCGCACTTCAAGGTCAAGAACCCGAAGAAGCATTTTATGTCAAATGTGATGAAGAAACAAACCCTTTAGAGGTTCGCAATGCAGGGCAAGTGGTGGCTGAGGTGGGTTTATCACCCACAACCCCCGCAGAGTTTATTGTTATTTCCTTAATCCATGGAAGTAGCGGTATCACCTTTGCCTAGACTGTTACTAATTATTCACTTGATTTTACTAAGGGAGAATAGATTCCATGCCGAATATTAAAGATACCCACGATCCTTATAACAGTTATAACTTTTGGGTGGAATGGGATGGTATTGTCCATGCTGGATTTCGCGAATGTAGTGGATTGACGGGAACTCGAACCGCTAGTACCTATCGTGAAGGGACAGATAAAAACTTGGCTCAACGTCAACTTCCGGGTTTGAATAGCTTCGGCAACATCAGCTTGAAACGGGGCTTTACTGATAACGATGAGTTGTGGAAATGGCATCGCCAACTGCTTGATGGTGAACCAGAAAGAAAAAATGTCTCTATTATTTTGGCAGATGATAAAGGCGAGGAAAAAATTCGTTGGAATTTGGAGAACTGCTGGCCGACTAATTGGAATGGACCTGAGTTTAATGCGACTGGTAGTGAAGTAGCGATCGAGTCATTGGAACTAGTTCATGAAGGCGTAACTGTTGGTTAATGAATTAAAAAATGTATCAAACTGAATTTCCATTTACTTTACCGCATGGCTATGTTGACTCTGAAGGATGCTTGCATCGAGAGGGAGTCATGCGACTCTCCAGAGCCACAGATGAAATTACGCCACTCCGCGATCCTAGAGTACAGAAAAATTCAGGCTATCTAGTGATTATTCTGTTAGCAAGGGTAATCACTAGATTAGGTACGATCGAGCAACTCAACACTAAAATTATTGAGGAGTTGTTTTCTGGAGATTTAGCTTATCTTCAGGATTTCTACCAACGGATTAATCGAAATGGTCATACGCGATTTCGGGTTGCTTGTCCCCATTGCAACGGTGAATTTGAGGTAGAAACAGACCTAGTGGGGGAGTGACATGCTACCCCCACAAGCGTCTGCTAGAGGAGGTAGCATACCTTTCCTATCATTTTCATTGGTCTTACGAAAACGTGCTAAATATGGAGCATTGGGAGCGTCAACAATGGGTTTCGCAAGTTGCTCAGATTAATCAACAAATTAACAAACAATCGAATCACGGTCGTTCATGAATTTTAAATTGATTTGTTTAGATTACAGATTGTTATTGTTCCCATTTGTATAGAGGCTAGGAAATGGCACAATCTCAAAAGAAAGGAGAAAAAGAAAAACCTCGTGATCCCTATATGGCTTTTAATTTTGCAGTTGAAATTGAAGGCTTAACGGTTGGTGGGTTTTCCGAGGTGATTGGCTTAAGCGGCAAATTAGAGCTTGAGACCTATGTGGAAGGTGGGGTTAATCATCATATTCATCGCTTTCCTAAGCAAATGGATTATCCGAATTTAGTCTTAGTTCGGGGATTAACAGAAAGGGATGATCTTTGGAAATGGTATGAGGATGTGACTCGCGGTAAAATTCGTCTACAAAATGGCACGATCATCCTAAAAGACAGTAAGCAATCAAAAGTGATCGCTTGGAATTTCAAAAAAGCATATCCTGTGGCATGGGAAGGACCGCAATTAAATGCAACAGGTACACAAGTTGCTTTTGAGCGCATGGAATTAGTCCATCGAGGTGTGTACAAAGCCTAGCATTCTAGAATTTCAGTCCTGTTGTGTGTTTTTATTGGTCTCAATAAATGTATGAATTTTGATCCTCGGCTTGTACAACGTTTAACTCGACCCTTAAAGCGTCCAGGTGTGACTAATCATCGGATGTCTGAGGGTTTGCTTGAGCGTTTTCAAGCTTTAGAGAATCGCTTACCCTTGTTGGATCAGCAATTGAATCGTTGGTCAACGATTGTTGAATTGGATGCGGAACAAGTTCCCATTGTCTATGCCCAAAGTTCTAAATTGGATAATCAGGCAGTAGATGATTTGCAGGGGGCTTTTGTAGGGGCAAAACAAGAGATGCGATCGCCGATCTCGAATAGTGTAAAAATTTCTAAGACACTTACTAATCAAGATTCACAGCAAGATTTAAAGCAAGATTCACAGCCTCATCATCCAAACACAGCACAGCAAACTTCTGAAATCTCCATCTCAGAAGATCTCACAACGGATGTAATTGTTAAAGTGATCGCTAATGAGGTTGACTCACCATCAGATGTAATGCCCATAGTGCAGCAGGAAATTCCATCTATTCCAATAGCCTCAAGTGAGCCTGTAGTTCTAGCTAAGGAGGATTTAAGCATCAATGCAAGATCTGTTGATCCCGTATCTGAGTCAATTAGTTTTATTCCTGCGATCGCCTCTTCAGAGCAAAAACTATCCTTTGTGCAACTTCCACAAAACTTAGATTCGACGCTGCTAGATCGAGGGTTGCCTATATCTTCGGAACCATCCTTACCCAAAACATCGATTTTGCGTACAGATAGACCTACAGAAGCCATACAAACTGAGCAGACTTTAACCCAAATTTCTGATCTCCCTCAGACTGTGATCGTTCCGATCTCCAATCCGCCATCTGCGTTAACATCGGAACCTTTGAGTTTTGCCTCAAACATATCCTCAGAGACATCAGGGTATCAACTCTCACCCCTACAAACCAAACAAATCAATCCTGTCAATACGGAGCAGCCTGAGATAACTTTGCTTTCTACTTTTCAGCCTGAATCTTCTCAACCCTTGATTATTCAGCCTGTTAGCGAAGGTATCATTCAAGCTCGTTATGATAATGCCGCTCCAAGTAATATTCATGTATCAAATGACTCAACGGATGTAATTGTTAAAGCGATCGCTACCGAGTTTGACTCACTATCAGAGGTAATGCCCGTAGTGCAACAGGAAATCTCTTCAAATCCAATAGCCTCAATAGAAGCATCTGTAACACCAATTAAGGCGATCACACAGGACATCGCGCCAATCATGATAGGTGCTGTGGATATGCCGATAATTCAAGCACAACGAGAGTCTGGGACAAAGGTAAGTAAGGAATCAGAAAAACAGTTAACCACAGCCAAGTCGAAACAGACTAAAAACAAGAGGCGATCGCCTGCCCCAAATACTGTAAAAAATACCGAGATAGCAATTAGTCAAACATCAACTCATCATCCAAATACAGAAAAGCAAACTTCAGAAAGCTCTATTTTAGGAGATCTCATAACGGATGTGACTGTTAAGCCGATTGCTACTGAGGTTGATTTGCTATCAGATGTAATGCCCATAGTGCAACAGGAGATTTCATCAAGTCCAATAGCCTCAGTAGAAGCATCTGTAACGCCAGTGAGCGCGATCGCATCTTCAGAGCAAAAACTATCCTTTGTGCAACTTCCACAAAACTTAGATTCGACGCTGCTAGATCAAGGATTGCCTATACCTTCGGAACCATCCTTACCCAAAATATCGATTTTGCGTACAGATATACCTACAGCAGCCATACAAACTGAGCAGCCCTTAACCCAAATTCCCAACCTCCCTCAGACTGCGATCGTTCCGATCTCCAATCCGCCATCTGCGTTACTGTCAGAGCCTTTGAGTTTTGCCTCAAACATATCATCAGAGACATCAGAGACATCAGAGCATCAACTCTCTTCCCTACAAACCAAACAAATTAATCCTGTTAATACTAAGCATCTTCAGACAACTGTGCTTTCTGATGCTCAGCCTGAACTCTCTCAACCATTGGTTATTCAGCCTGTTAGCGAAGGTGTCATTCAAGCTCGTTATGATAATGCTGCTCCCAATATGATCAATGTACAACCTTTGATATCTACGGTCACTGATGCTCCGACTTATCCTTTAGCGCTAGATGCGATCGCTCCTTTAGAAAATTTGCTAAACCTAGATCCGAACTTACCAGATAATCCCATCGCTAGAGCGTCATGGTCAGACAGTTCACCTGAAGTTGCAGAAATTTCATGGGCATCCTCTGCAAATCCCCATAACCCAATGCCAATAGTTTATGCTGATCCCATTACATCGTTACCATCGTCAACTGTAACAAGTATTAAAGTTTCTGCCTTGGAGTCGCCGCTTCTGATTAAAGCTAGCAAGATCGATGTCCCGACTTCTCAAACTTCGCCCGAATCTCTAGTTCAAAGAATTACTCAGGAGTCTAACTCCTTTGAGCAGAAAGACCTAGAACCCTCTACAGTTCGTCCTAACTTTACGACCCAAAATATAGTCAGCACAACAGGTGACAATGATCTGCAAACTTTTGCTCAAACGGTCTACTCATCTCAAGATGATTTGGTATTGACCCCATTGAATCCAACTACAGTCAATGAAAATAAAATAGTTACTACCTCCATTAATCCCAAGACCATAAAAGTCAATAATTCAACCCCAGTCACTGATCTTAAGAAACAACTAACCTCTTCTTCCTTGGTCACTCAAATAGTTAGAGAAAAAGTTTCTCCTTCTAATTCTTTGTCTCTTATCCAGCCTCCCATTTTCCCCACAGTTCAAGCAATATTAGAAACTTCTGAGCAGACCTTTGAGCCTCTACTTTTGTCCCGTCATAACTCTACCAATTCAGCATCAGAGACTATGGGAAGTCACCCAAATCAGAGTTATCCCACCAATTCAAAGGTGATTACTAGATCTGACAGCACGATTACTTCCCCAACCTCAACCTCATCAATCCAGACTAACGCTTCTTCAGCATTATCCACAGCACAACCACCTGCGATCGCTAATCATGCTAATCAAAATTCAAATGCTTTTATGAAAACTCAAAATAATCCTGAAATGAGGGAAACAAACGAAATTAACATTGATTTACTAGTAGCAAAAGTAGAACGAAAAATAATCCAACGTCTTATTGTTGAAGGTGAAAGAAGAGGGAAAAGAAAATGGCTCTAGAGAAATTAAAAATTAAGGCTGAGAAGGATCAAGAAGGCGATTTTGCTGAGGAAATCGAAGTACTGTTTAATCCTAACCAACTCCAAATTGACAAAACGGGTTGGCGATTGGATAGTGGTTACCCTACCGCGGCAAATGAGCTAGCGACTTTAACAATTAATCTATTTTTTGACACAACTCTAAGCGGATCCCCACCAGAGAATGTCCAAAAATATACGAAGAAAATCTTTAATTTAACCCATCCTAAAATTGGCACAGATACAAAACGTCCGCCTCGTTGCAAGTTGAGTTGGGGGAAAATTGGCGGCAATGACAGCGTCCTATTGCCCGATGGATTTTTGGAAAGAGTCAGTAAAACCTTAACTCATTTTCTAGAAGATGGAACGCCAGTTCGAGCCACCTTAAACTGTACTTTTCGAGAGTGGGCAGATTTAGAAAAACGGAGAAAGGAAGCCAATCTAATTGATGATCCAGTACGCATTGTCCGCCGAGGTGAAACCTTAAGCAGTATTGCCAATGAAGAATATGGTGATCCAGCATTATGGCGAATTATCGCCAATGAAAATAATCTAATAAATCCCCGAGCCTTAACAGCAGGATTGGTCTTGACTATTCCGCCATTGAGGATCTCATATTAAAAAGTTTATCTATACAAAACTAATATTAATCAATAAATCAATAATAGTAATAAATGTCTGAATATTCTGGTGTTAAAACGCTCTCTCCTAATGTCGAAGTCCTAATTCAAGGACAAAAATTATCGACGAAAGCTGATGCTGATCTTTTAGAGTTAACAGTATTTGAAGATATTGATGCTCCGAGCATGTTCACTTTGGAATTTCTGAGTTGGGATCTAGCAAAAAGTAAGTTTACATGGATTGACGATAGTTTATTTGATATTGGGAATGAAGTCGAAATAAAAATGGGTTATCAAAATACGCTTAAAACTATTATTTTTGGTGAAATTACAGGATTAGAGCCAGAATTTAGTCAGGGAGCTACGCCTAGACTAGTAGTTAGAGGACATGATCTAAGACATCGACTTTTAAGAGGCTCGAAAACCAAATCATTTACCAAAATGAAAGATAGTGACATTTTTAGTGATATTGCCAGAGCGCGAAATTTAACGCCAAAAGTTAAAGATAGTGAAGTTAAACATGATTATGTTTTGCAACATAATCAGACGGATTGGGATTTCTTAAAAAGTCGGGCTGAACGAATTGGTTATGAAATAGTTATTGAGAAAAAAAATATTTCTTTCCAACCTCCTCAGATTGATAGTCAAAAAGTATTAACCCTAAAATTCAAAGAAGGATTAAGCGAGTTTTTCCCTCGTTTAAGTACGATGAATCAAGTTGAAAAAGTTGAGGTAAGGGGATGGTTACCAGATGATAAGAAGGAATCCTTAGGGAAAGCCGCAGCAGGGAAAGAGGGTAGTAAGATGTCAGGTAAAAAAACTGGCCCGCAGGTAGTCGATAGTTTTGGCTCTTCGATCGCTACGATTGTGCATCAACCAATAAGAACCAAAGCAGAAGCAGATCAAATTGCTCTGGGACAGTTCAAAGATATGGCGCTTTCCTATATTACAGCCGAAGGAAGTTGTGCAGGAAATCCCACCATACAAATTGCCAAAGTAATCGATATTCAAGAGGTAGGAAAACGCTTTAGTGGACTCTACTATGTGACTTCAACTGAACATCACTATAGTCACAAATCTGGCTATCAAACATCATTTACCGCAAGGAGAACCGCATCATGATGGGATTGGATTTATTAATTCCTGACGATCGCACGGCACGATTTTATGGTGTCACGATCGCTGTAGTTACAAATATTAAGGATGACTATGGTCTAGGTCGTGTAAAAGTTAAATTCCCTTGGTTAACTGATGATGATGAAAGTCCTTGGGCGCGAGTGATGACTCCGATGGCAGGGGATGATCGCGGCTTTTATTTTTTACCCGAAGTAGATGATGAAGTGCTAGTTGCCTTTGAACATGGGGATATGTCATTTCCTTACATTTTAGGAAGTTTATGGAATGGTAAGGATAAACCACCTGAAAAAAATGATGATGGCGAAAATAATAAACGGTTTATTAAATCTCGCAGTGGTCACATGATTGTTTTCGATGACACTGAGGATAAAGAAAAATTTATTATTCAGGATAAAAGTGGCAAAAATAAAATTACGATTGATTGCGAAAATGACTCAATGCAAATTGAAGTTGAGAAGGATTTAATTATTAAGGCTAAGGGAAAAGTTTCGATTAAAAGTAGTGACGATGATATAGTAATAGAGTGTAAAAATTTGGAGCTTAAAACTGAACAGGATATCAAAATCAATGCTGGTTCTAATTGTAATATTCAAGCAAAAATGAAAGGAGAGTTTAGTTCAAAATCTGGGCTTGAATTGAACTGTTCGGCGGGGGTAAAGGTAAATAACGGGGCGTTGGAGGTGATGTAATGGATATTGATTTTTTAGGAGTTGGTTGGTCACTACCGATCCAACTAGATCAAACACAGCAGATCCAGACTGCAAAGTATGAAGCAGCAGTGCGTCAATCAATTTGGGCGATACTCAGTACTGCACGAGGAGAAAGGCTAATGCGTCCTGAGTTTGGTTGTCGAATTCATGATCATATTTTCGCGCCGAATACAGCAGGAACGGTAGGGCAAATTATTAGTGATGTAAGGGCTGCATTAATTGAATGGGAACCCCGTATTGATATTTTAGATATTGATTTATTACCGCAATTTACCCACCCAAACTTATTACAAATTTCGATTAATTACCAAGTCCGAACGACAACCAACGAGTTTAACCTTGTTTATCCCTTTTATCTCCAGTAAATCATCTCTAGTAAATCATCTCTAGTAAAAGATATGTCCTTGGAACCGCCAAAGCTAGATCAGCGTAGTTATGAAGATATCGTTCAGCATAGTTTAAAGCTGGCGAAATCCTACACGGATTGGAGATCTCCAGAGTCTCAATCTTCTCAATCTGCTGATGTGGGTTTGGCCCTGATACGAATTTTCGGTCATATGATGACTGTGGTGCAGGATCGCCTCAATCAGGTTCCTAATCGCAATCAGCTCGCGTTTATGAATCTGATTGGCACGGAGTTGATCCCACCTCAACCATCACGGGTTCCAGTCACGTTTAACTTAGCGGCTGGCAGTCCAGTTGAAGCCTTAGTTCCGAAGCAGACGAGAATTGCGGCTCCCCCTCCAGAGGGGAAAGATGAAGAAGTTGTGTTCGAGACAGAGCGGGAGTTACTGGTCACTAATACCCAACTTACTTCAATTTTTGTGATTGAGGATCGTGACTACTATAGCGATCGTCACGTTGCGACAGTTGTTGATGCTGTCCATGAGCCATTTCCTGTCTTTCATGGTGATACGACCGTAGAGCATTATCTATATTTGCATGGAAAGGATCTGTTTGACTTACCGAAGTTGGAGACAATCACCGTGACCTTTGAGACGGATTCTCCAGAGAGTGCCACACAACTTGCTTTTCGGTTACGGGATTGGATGACGTGGGATGGAAAATCTTGGCAACCCTTGACGGCTGTAGAATGTGAGTGTGGAAGTGGATCGAAGCGATCGCAGGTACTAGTGACTATCACGCAATTGCCGAAACTGAAAGAGGTTGAGGTAGATGGGGTTTCAGCAAAATGGTTACGAGTGAGTTTGAGTCCCCATCATCGGCAAAATTTACCTGAACTGTTGCCCAGCCTTGTGACCACCAATATTGATCAAACGGCTCTCCCCAAGGAATGCTTTTTTAATACGATTAGGCTAGATCTCAGTAAAGATTTCTATCCCTTTGGCACAACGCCGCAGTATAACGACACGTTTGTGATGGCGTTAGATCAGCGTCTAATTCAACCGAGCATGGCGATCGAAATACAGGCGCAATTAAGCCAAGTGCCTCGTTATACAGATGATTTAGAACTGCTTTGGGAAGTAGGCTGTGGACAGCAATGGCAGACCATTGAAAGTACCGAAGATGCCGAAAAATTTCGGTGGCTGTCGGATGCGGCTCCATTGCGGTTAGTCGAAGGAAGTGTGACAGGGACGTTTCAATTTCCTGCCACATTACCACCATTGCCGATGGGTGAGGAAAGCTATTGGCTAAGGGCGCGGATTATGCAGGGAATATATGGGAGCCGAGGGCGTACCCGTCAATATGTGATGTATAACGATGTGACCATGCTTTCGACAGCGATCGCCATTGGTCAAACTGAGATTGTGGTGGATAACATTGAGGCTTTGGCTGTTGAGGATACAATTCGTCTTCAGTCAGGAATGGAACCGACTCGCCAAGAGGAAGCCAAAATCGTCGCCATTCGTCCTGCCACATCCGTTGTCGTCCTAAATCGGACTACACGTAACGCTTACACTGCGGGCAGTCGTATCCTCAGTAAGTTTGCTATCACTGAGCAAACATCAGATATATTTGAGCCGCCAATTCTGCAATCGATTACTCTGACCTATCGCTGTTTTCTAGAACAAACAGCCAAGATCAAGTCTTACAACGATTTTATTTTTGCAGATGGCGATGCCCTAGAGTTGTTTCTCCATCGTTCTGCTTTTGCTGGTGAAAGGGTCGTAGAGTTAAACGATGTAAGTGCGTTGGCAGTTGGGGAAATTGTCAAGTTTACGGGACAAACGGTCGAACTGGGGCAGATTGAACTGATTGATCGCGATCGCCAACAGGTGATTTTAGTTAAGCCCTTAGATTACGAGCATCTCAATGCTACAAGGGTATTGCGATCGTTCCATCCGCTTACTCCCCAGATCCATCGAGATTCTTCTCTTTATCTAGGGTTTAACCGTCCTTTCCCCAACCGAGCCAATACGCTTTATCTGCAAATCCAACCTCCGAACCCTGAAAGTGTTGCTCCAAAAGCAAATCAGACCGTTCAGCTTAGTAATACCCAGCGCTTAGTATGGGAATATCCCAGTCCCAAGGGGTGGCTACCCTTGACCGTAGCGGACGAGACTCAGGGATTTTTAGAAAAGGGGTTGATCCAGTTTGTCGGCCCCACCGATTGGATTACTTCACCCCATTTTGGGCAGCAATGCTATTGGTTACGGATACGCCAGCAGCCGTTAGATTGGCAATCTTTGCCTATAGTTTTGTTTTATCTATGGCGGTGGGCTATCTCCTATGAACTATATAATCTCTATAGCATGATGCGTTACTTTGCTCGTTGGGTGGCTCGCGCAGGGGATTTTCCTGTACCACCCCGTCTCTGTGCAGTACGAACAAATACGACTTGGGCAAATCAATCCATCACTCTGAATGGAGAAATACTAGGATCGAGTAACCATGAGCCAAATCAGGTGCTAAATGTAAGTCAGTTTCCAATTTTGTGGGGTGAATCCTTAGTAGTTGAAGAGGGACGCTTGCCATCGGAGTCGGAACAACGATATTTACGTCAGCACTTTGGCGATGAGGCGATCGCCACCCATTATGATGAAACAGGTCGCCTTGAAACTGTCTGGGTACGTTGGCAAGAAGTACCAGATTTTCATAGCTCTGCTCCTAATGATCGCCATTATGTAATCGATAGGCAATTGGGGAAAATTCGGTTTGGGGATGGTCAAGCAGGAAAGATCCCACCCCGTGGACGCAATAATATTCGCCTAAATACTTATTGCATGGGTGGTGGAATCCGAGGCAATCGAGATGCTCAAACCATCACGGAACTGAAGACAACGATTCCCTATATCGCCCAAGTGATCAATTGGGAAGCCTCCCAAGGGGGCAGTAACCAAGAATCCCTTGAGCGCTTGAAGGTGCGATCGCCACAACGTCTCCGTCATGGCGATCGATCAGTGACTGCCCAAGACTTTGCTGATCTCACCTATGAAGCTTCCGTTGACATTGCTCGTGTGCAGGTGATCACCCCTGACATGATGGCTCCCGACTTTAGTCCCCTCCTTGAAGAACTCTGGATTGATCCTCATCCTGACCCCAACCATCAGGCGATCGCTGGCAACGAGATCGATGTCTTCAAAGTTTTCAACAATGAACTCAATGCTGGTTGGGTTCAAGTAATCATTGTCCCCCACAGCACCGACCGTCAACCAACGCCTAATCTTGCTCTCCTTAACCGTGTTTCCCAATTCCTCAAGGCACGCTATGTTCCTACACTTAAACTCCGCGTTTCTGGACCTAAATGGCAGGAAATCCGTGTTAATACCGAGATTGTTCCCCAGAACGTCGCTAATGCTGGAACCGTTAAAGCTGATGTGCTGAAAGCTCTCCAAAGTTTTTTCCATCCCTTGACAGGGGGACAACAGGGGAGTGGTTGGCAATTTGGTCGTCGCCCCCACCATTCTGATGTCTATGCTGTCATCGAAGCTGTCTCTGGTGTGCGCTATGTCCATGCCCTCGAAATTCAGCCCGCCGATGCGATCGTCGATCAGCAAACCTTGATCTATTCGGGAATCCACCAGATTGAGCTAAAACTACCTGAAATTAGTACCTAAGCTATGCCTATCCCTCTTTCTAATCTAGACGATCGCACCTACGCTGACCTTGTGGAAGAGGCGATCGGGCGCATTCCCATCGAAGCTCCCGAATGGACTGATTACAATCCTGCCGATACGGGGATTGTGCTCATTGAACTATTGGCTTGGTTGACCGAAATGGTTCTATACCGCCTCAACCAAATTCCTAATTCCAACCAAGCCATCTTTCTTTCCCTGCTCGGTGCTGTGGGGGACAAGGGTAAACCTTGGACAATTCCCAGTGGACTCTCCACTGCCGCTCAAGCTAACTTGCTCCAGAGTAAAATCCAAACGACCCTTGCCCAACTGCGCCAACCTTACCGCGCCGTCACTTCCGCCGATTTTACGCAACTGATTCTCCACGATTGGCTACAAACTAAAACTGCTCCACGGGAATTTGGGGCAAATGCTGAAATTGCCCGTGTCCATTGCCTTCCTGAACGAGATTTAGACAATGCCGACATCGATCAGGTTGTCGAAGCTCACATCAGCCTCGTAGTGCTGCCCCGTCATTCCCAAGAAGATACGACCCTGTTGCGGCACACCCTCAAGCGGTTCCTCAACCAACGTCGCTTGATCACCACGCACCTGCATATCGTTGAACCCCATTACGTTAATGTCACATTGTCCGCCACGCTCTATCTAGAAGACAGCGCCAACTTCAGGATTGTGCAAGATCAAGCAAAAGAACGTATTCAACATTTTTTTGCTCGCCTCGATTCCCATGAATTTTGGGATGGACAAGGCTACCCCTTCGGCAATGACATCTACCTTTCAGAACTCTATCAACTCCTCGATGGGCTGGCGGGAGTTGACTATGTGGAAGCCATAGAATTGACTGGTGTTGAAGGCGATCGCCAAAAATACAACGAGCAAAATCAACTAATTGGGCTGTCAATTCGCGAGCACGAATTAGTGCAGATCCAGATTGGCACAATTCAAACTTTGCAACGGTTCGGAACAACATGGAAACCAAATATCTAAGCAGTTATTTAGAATATCTCCCAGCCTATCTGCAAAGCGATCCATTTTTGGGTCGGTTTCTACTTGCCTTTGAGCAGGGCTTGAGTGGGATTCCTTCCCTTGAGCCAGTCCCATTTCGACCTCATATTCTGACTTCAGGATCGGAATCCCCCGTGGGTCTCGAAACTGTTATTTCCCAGATCCATACCTATCTCGATCCTCAACAGACACCTGCTGACTTTTTGCCTTGGTTAGCGGGTTGGGTGGCTCTAAGCTTGCGGGAAGATTGGGATGAGGGGGTAAAACGACAGTTTATTAGCCAGATTGTTCCACTGTATCGCCTGCGGGGGACTATTCTCGGACTCAAAAAAATGCTCACGATCTACCTAGGAAATTCTGGGTTGAGCTATCCCGAACGAACGATTTCCGTCTTTGAGTTTGCCGATCGCCCCCATTATTTTCAAGTGCAATTAGCCTTGCCCAGTAATCAGGTGATTCAGCCCGATCGCTACTGGCGAGAATGCCGCGCAGCTCAGGCGATCATCAACGAAGAGAAACCTGCCCATACTTTCTATGCGCTCCGCATTTTAACGTTGACGATGCAACTGACCCAAACTTGGGGTTGTTGTTATCCTTTTGCAATGTTTGAAGCCCCGTCAGGTCAGAAGGTACAGGTAGAAGTGTCTGTTGCCCTTGATCCAACACTGTTTGAACCAGCATTAGCGGAACAGATCTTAATCCGCATTCAGGGCAAAACGGAGGTGTTAGAGCCGAACGGTAGTCAAATGGGACCAGTGGTAAGGCAGACAGTTTTCTATGAAAAGATGTTGGCGAATCCCAATGGTTATTTTGTGGCTTTGGCAAATTTAAGCGATCGCCATCTCAGCGGTACTATGACCGTCCAACTCAACTTCACTCTAAACCATCAACGTGTCTCTGTTGTCCTCTTGACTGCTCCCTTTCGTCTAGAACCAAACCTCAGAATCTATCGACCTTGGCGACCAGTCGAGGAGATGTCTGGCAGTAGTCGCCTCACCGATGATCCTCAGACTACTCTAAGACTACAGAGCGAACCTCCCCTGAGCCTCGATCAGTCCCAAACCCATTACATTGATGGGAATACGCACCTTGGAACGCGCCGAGGTCAGACTATGCGCCTTGTCCATGATGCAAGGCTTCGCATCTATAAACCCAGAACCCGATGGGATCAGATGCAGGGCAGTACGCGACTTGGTTCCAGTGCCGATCAAACTATGCAATTGCCTATCGATCCAGAAAATTTGACGCTTCAGGTTTATACCCGTCGCGCCGAGTACAAAATCGGCAATACATTGTTGGGTGCAGAGATCGGCGATACATTACGTATTGTTCCCAATTCCCAATGGCTAGAACGAATTTATCGATTTCATCTCTTTGATACGCCCGATAAACGTCGAATCGAAATTGAAGCTTTTATCGAGCCACAAGCTATCAGTCCAGAGGAATTGCAAAAAATCAGTCATCTTTTAGTAGTCCGAATGCAGTCGCAAACCGCTGCTTTACCGCCCTATACTCCTGAATTGGAGTTTGTAGATCAGGGCATTCGGGTTACTCACCATATGCCCTATGAGCGGTTTCTCAAGAATATTCAGGGATTTTATATAGTTATACAGAATCTCAATAATCAGACTGTGACAGGGACAGTGACGATTCAGATTAATTTTAATCTCAATCAGCGACCTACTTCTTTGGTTATTTTGGTGGAGAATTTTGAACTAAGCCCAAGGGTTCATGCGTTAGAAATTTGTCATCAAAATACCAATGGCACAATGAGTGGAAACACCATTCTTGGTCGAGTCACTCCCGCAATGCTCCGAGCTAATATCCAAGAAGATGACTGGATTGATTAAATTGATTAATTTGAATCCCCGAAAAGATAGGTTTGCTAAATATTTGAGGTTCCACAGTTATGGCGGATTTTATTTTAACAACGGGTGATTTAGCGATGTTTAATCCTGCTTTTGGGGCGGCGATCGTCACGGTGATCCCAGGCAATTTAATGGGAACAGGAAAAATGATGATTAATAAAAAAATGGCTTGTATTGATGGAGATGAAAAAACAGTTATGGTTCCTGGTTGTCCCTACATCACTGCATCGCACCCTATTCCTGGTGTTGGTATGCTAAGTATTGCTTCCCTAGCACCGAATCAAAAAGCTCTACGCACAAAATCGAATAATAAGCCAGTTTTACTGAAGGGAGGAACGTTTAATGCGAAGTTTCAAGTTCTTGTGCCAGCTCAACAGCCGACACCTGCGGGGCCAGTTCCTGACGCTACGCCGCAATATTCGGGTACTGGTACTTTTATGACTACAAATATGCGAGTTAAAGGTACATAAATTACAGATAATAAGTTCAACATCAAAGTTCTATTCGGGCAATTAGTATATTGGTTTGATGTTGACCCAAACTTCAGAAAGTTAAGGATGAAATAATCATGGGCAATTCGCGACAAGGTCAACATCAAACAGTAAAAGCAGCTTCTTCAACAAATACAGCTAGTAAGCAAGAGTCTGCTATGCTGCGTGAAGAGCCGCAGGAACTTTTGACCAATCAGGCTTTGGGGCGTGTTTTGCAGGATCAGAGGAAATTGCCACAGATATCCTCTATGCCAATGGACAGGATACAGAGGCAGAGTCTACATTCATCATCTGGCTTTCGAGGTTTATCACAGGAGTTGGCACGGGGAGGTTCTCAGGGGCTAGTAGTACAACCCAAGTTGAAACTGACTAAGGCAGGCGATCGCCATGAACAGCAAGCGGATCGGGTAGCGGCTCAGGTTGTTAAACGTATTAACACAGATCCCATCCGCAAAGCTGAGCCGATAGATAGCAAACGCATTATGCCGAAAGCAGTTGCTCCGACATCTGCACCCACAGGCACGGCTGTAACTCCACAATTCGAGACCACGATCCAGCAGCAAAGGGGGCAGGGGCAAGCAATTCCAGAGGATGTGCGTGAACCCCTTGAAGAAGCATTTCATGCTGATTTTAGACATGTGCGTATCCATACTAATGAAAAATCTCATCAGTTAAGCCACTCGATTCAGGCGATCGCTTTTACCACAGGAACTGACATCTTTTTTAAGCAAGGTGCATACCAGCCGCGCAGTCGTCAAGGTCAAGAACTTCTCGCCCATGAATTGACCCATGTAGTTCAGCAAAATTCTCAAAAAACTGCCGTTCAACGCAAAGGGGCAGGGCAAATCCAGTTTAGTAATGAACCATTTCCAGAAATTGCAACCTTTGTTCAGGATGTTACTCAAGAAATCCAATCATTTTCAGATACATGGCTAAATTCGCCTCCATCAGAAATCGAAATATTTCCTTGGTTTAAGCTCGTCAAGCCAAGTATCAAGTTGGAGCAAACAACAGATAATTGCAGTCTAGATATTCAAGGGGAATTAAAACTGAATTTTGGCTCTGATTTTGGTGCTATCCAGCCGAAGGGAGGCTTCAAAATCAATTACCAAAGCCAAACCAAAAAATGGGATTACAAGAGTGAAAATGTTGGTGTAGAGGTCACGGTTTCCGAGATTCTCCAGTTCAAGGCAAATAATATCCAATATGATCGTGCCAGCAAAGCTCTCAAAATCGAAAATGCAGATCTCACAATTCCAAAACTGAATGATACAGCAGCCACAGTCACGGATGCGACTATTGGTCAAGCTGGACTAGATTGGAAAACAGCAACCATCAGTGCCACTGAGATTAGCTTAGGCAGTTATGCCAAGATCACTAACCCTACCGCGATCATTGGTGGATCAACGGCTAAATATAACTCCAGTTTCACGGGTGGTTTTAACGTTAACTTGGGACAGCCAGATTTGCTTCAAATTAATGGCAGTGGCAACCTTTCTGTCACCTACCAAGATGAGAAATGGGGATGTACACAGAAAGACGTTCAACTCAACGGCACAATTGCAAATATCCTAAACTTTGCTGCTTCGGGTATTCAGTATGACTACGACAATAAAGAGTTCTCCATTGCCACAGCCAGTGTC